GCAACATTTCTGCCACCCCCTTATAATTAAAATGGTAAATCATCCACACCTACTGAAGCAGGTGCTTGAGTGTTAGTCTCTAGCGCAGCGTTAGCTGGTGCATTAACAGTATTTGTTTTACCGTTACCTAAATAAACTCTAGTAGTTTTTGCTTCTCTTTCTTCTTTAGATTGAGATACAATAATGGAAACGTTATTCCCATACTGGTCAACTTCATCATTAACAAAGCCGGTAATGTTTAAGTAACTACCTTTTTTACCTTTGATAATCTTAGACTTCTCAATTTTAGTTAAGTCAATACTTGCATTAAAAATCATAATATATATATTAATTGGTTAAACTTTGTAGTTCAGTTTTAAGTGCAGAACTAACACTATACTTTTGAATAACTTTATTCAAGTCTCCACCTTCCTGTAAATACTTAACAACCTTTGACCAGTTAGCTGAACCCTTCATTAAAGAAGGAATAGCACTTGTAGTACTGTGGTCGTTAGTAGCATCAGAATCTTTAGTATCGTCTATAAGTAATAAATTACCTAAAGCATATTTCTTAGCGTAGGAGGATGCAGAACCTGTCTGTTGAGGTGCTTGCATACCTTTAGCACCAAAGTCTATAAATGCTGTTGCATTAGACTCTACAGAGGAGCTAGGGTCGCTAGCATCAATCATCTTAGCTGTTGAGATAAGACAAGCTCTGTCTGCTATTTCTTTCACTTCTTCTGTAATCTTAAACAGCACGTTGTGCTTAGCAGCTAAAGGTTTAATTGCCTCTAGGATGTCCTCTGCACTTCGGTAGTTATACTTCCCAAATGCGTTTCGTTGATTCTTAGGAGCTTTTAACTCTGTTTGAATCTTCAATAGTTTTTCAGTAATGTTCATAATAAATAAATTAATCGGTTAATAAATCTTCTTTGACGATTTCCTTTCTGACTATACCCTTGTATTCATCAGGACAATCAGGGTCACACACCTCATATAGAAATGTTGTCAATCTGTCTATCTCTTTTTTGTAATCTGCATTTTTAGATTCTAATGCAGTAATCCTCATAGTGAAGTAAGAGGATAAGTCGTAAAAGTGTTTCATCTTTGTTATTTTCAGCTAAGGTACAAAAAATATGTTACCAACAGAAATTTTAACAAAACTTTAACATATAGACAAAAAAAGAGGGCTACTTAACTTCACCCTCCTTTCTACCAAAGAAATAATGTCCGATTACTTTGCAAATATACAAAAGGTTACGCTATTAACCAAAGAGATGGAGGTTTTAAATCATCATTATCTACGTGAATATAATCCCTGTGTATTCCAATTCTCCTAAATCCTACCATAGAAACAGCCTCGACAATCCTTAATCTGAATTTAGAGTTCAAACATCTTATATGAGCAGCTCTACCAATCAAGTGTGAGCTTGCAGTTGAAGCACACCATATATTAGTGTTGGCATACTTTGTTCTATATCCACTAAGTATTTTAAATTCTAGTTTAGCTATATCTCTAGCTTCATCTAACATTTCTATAAATTCCCTATCCATATATTTATAGCCACTACCAACTTTATCAGGGGAATCGAATTCATCAAAAGAAAAATATTTGTAATCCATATTGCTAAATTAAATAAAATATATATATTTGCAAAACAGTAGCAGTAAATCTACTATAAAAATTACAATACTTCAGTTGAGATAGCCTGTTGGATCAGATACTTTTAGATTGTTTGTTTTTCTAGGGGGGCTTTTTCTTTTCTTTCTTTTTTCTTCTTTAGTGTTGTTCTGCTTTCTTTCTTTTCTTTTAAAGCTATTTAACCACTGTGTTTAACGACCCTGTCCTCTATATGTCTTAGAATAGTTCTTAGAGGTCTTTAGAGAGCTTGTTTTAGACTTAGAGTGTACTCCCTTACGTTTAACTTTATTACTCTTGTTATAATTGTTTATTTGAAGTTTTGCCATTATTTATGTTTTGAATTACCAAAGACTTTCTCTACTCCTCTTGAACCGAAATATCCACCAATAACGATTGATAATAACCCTGTGATAGAATCTAAAGGATAGTTAAGATACCATCCTATAATGTAACTTACAGTTAAAAATACTAATACTAATGGTCTTACATTAGAAGCTAACCAAGAACCACTACGAGCATCAGCAACCCATCTACGAGTAGTACCATCTATTTCAGCACGTTCTAAATCAAGTTTCTTTAGTGCTACGGACTTATCTTCCTCTGACATTCCAGAACCCCCTATAATAGCCTGTATTACACTTCCTGCTAAAGTATCCCCTGCTACTGCTTCTACAACATTAGGTATTTTGTTTAAGAGGAATTGTCCTACTTGGGTATCTTTAAATTTCTTTTTGTCAGACATAAGGTAGTGCCTACGGTATTAGTAAGTCCAAACAGAGTTTGACTTGGAGTCATCTGTATCACAGTGGATGAATCCTTTTGCAACTCCAATACGTTTAAATCCTGCTCTAATAAGGGCGTTAAGTATAATGTATCTTTCGTTTCCGCTTCCAACAGCAATATCTGCTGCAACTCCGATAAGGTGGCTTGAGTTAGGCACACCTCCGACTGTTTTGTTATGGTCTGCTGTTCTGTAACCACTTGTGATTTTAAAGGGTATTCCTGCAAGTTCTCTTGCGTGTTCAAGTTTATAAAGAAAGTTAATATCCATATTCTTACCTGAATTAGGTAAACTAGGACAGTCAAACTCTGATAAGGAAAAGTAATTAAGATTCATACAAATATATTATAGATTATTTTCCAAAGTACAAAAAATAAACCTATTCCAATAAACACAATTTTACCTTTATCAAAAATACTATCACTATTCCAACTAGTTTTAATATAATCAATTACTTTTGCTTTTGCTAATTCAAAATATATTTTTATCATAATTTACCTTTTGGGGGGTTATTTTTATTGTCAAAATCCATAGCTGCCTTTAGGATAAATTTATCCATCATATTATCCTGATTTTCTAGCATTTCTTTTTGTAAATTAATTACCATATTTTCAAGATTATCTTTAGCGGCTATTAGTAATTCTATTTGATTTTCTTTCTTCTCTAAGCTTTGTTTAAGAGCGTTTATGTCGTCAGGCTTACTACCTGTTATAGTAGCTACCGTTATTCCAATAGAGGCGCTTATAGTACCTATTAGCATCATTACAACCTCCTTATTTGTATCAAGTACAGGAAACTGAATTAAAGCTATAATAAGTCCAATAACAAAAAGGAATATTAGCAACGAACCTACATAACTTCTTATCTCTCTCGCTACTCCATTTTTTGGCAAATTCATTTTATCTTCTTATAAATACTGATTGAAGTATATCCGATAGCTAATACTAAAGATACCGTTTGTAATACTGGGTTTGCCTCTGAAACACTTAACCCAAGTGCGAATATATTAGTAAAAGCTATCTTCAAATCTTGCATTATGCTATTGCTAAATAAATGTATGTTCCTCCTGATGCGTTAAAATCTGCAGCAGAATTTGTCCAAGTAAACCCATCTGAATTAAATTGTAATCTTTCTGCATCCCCCGCCTCTGCACTTGAAAGGTTAGGGAATAAAGGTCTGTCTTGAACTCTTAAATTATCATATATATTCCAATTTCTTGATGCATTTGTTTGTTTTACTAATAAAAATCTTGGTTCAAATCCGTCTGTACCATTTGAAGTACCATCATTAGTAGTGTATATCCTGTTACTTGTTGTTCCGTTCCCCGTATAACTCCCTATCTTCTGATAACCATCTACTGAATGGAAGCAGTAGGTAATAAAAGGAACATTTGCAGTAAAATACCATTGAGGATTTCCAATAGCTACAACCGTGCTTGTTGCAGACCATTTGTTTGTTCCATAAGCTGTAATAGCAGCATCAGAACTATTTAATTTTAAAGCAACATCAAATCCATTTGAAATAGCACTTGTGTAGGTGTACCATTCTCCTGTTTGACCTGTAAATTTAGTTATTACTAATTCAGGAGCTTGAGATAGTCCGTGACCAAAATTTAAATAACCACTTCCATCTGATTGTGTAGAAACAACACTAAACCCTGCAGCAGGATTCGCACTAACTATACTTGTAATACTACCATCTTGGTTTATAGTAGAGTCGTTAGATGCTTTCCAAGCCCAAGCAACGTAATCTTGACCGTTCATATTTGTGCCTTGATAAGTATTATCAGTACCACGATACGCAGTAAATCCATCTGATAAAAATGAAGAAACCCCTCCATTAGTAGAATATGTACTAGCACTTGATTCAGAACTTGTGGTATTTGAATGTAATGCTTTGGCTGTGCCTGTTCCTCTTACAGAATCATATAAATAATGATTTACCGCTACATCTCTATTCTTTACCCACACTAAATCAGGCTGAAATCCAAAGCCTGTAACAGGTAGAGTATTGCCACCAGTAGTACCTGTCCCCGTATAAGTAACTACGTTAAAACTATTAGCTAACTCTGGTTCTGGTTGTACGTTCTCTTCAGCAAATGCCATATAAATCCAACTTACATTATTGTCATTAAACGCTGCTCCTGTAAATTCAAATCCATTAGATAAAAAGTTAAGTCCACTTGCGGCATTAGCTTCAGTATTAGAATTATTAGGTCTTAAATTAGAATTTCTTGGGTCTGTTAAATTTCTTTTGTTATCTACAATAAACCAATCTGAAGTATCGTCATAAGCTTTCATCATCACAAAAGCTGGTCTAAATCCTGTTACAATATAATTACCACTTGCTCCAGTTCCATCATAAGAACCTATTCTAGAGTATCCCTCTACTGAATGGAAGGCGTAGGCAATATGAGAAGCATTATTCTCATTGTCGTTTGTGTCGGTGTCCAATGTAAACACATCATCTGTTGGTAGAGTGTTGTTAAATTGTCCAGATACAGCAGCAATATCTAAATTTAAATAAATTGCTTTCCCTGCACCAAGTACTGCTGCAATACTTTTCCAATGGTGTCCTGCAGTGCTCAGTTGTTTAATAAGGACAAGTTCTGGTGCTGAAGATAATCCGTGTCCTACAGTTGCACCATTTGTACCATTACCTGTGTACTTCACAATACTAAACCCTGCATCTACATTAGCTGATACTTGACTGTCTATTGTACCTTCTTCGTTTAGTACGTCAGCACCTCCTGCTTTCCAGTTCCAAGCTACAAATTCAGCGTTTCCTGACCAAGTTCCTCCAACAGCACCATTTACATTGTAATTTCCTGCAGTAATATCACCAACAGTAAAACCATCTATATCAAAAGATTTTAAAGAATAATTTGTAGCTGTATAGTCAATCTCAGGAGCAGTTGAATCGCTTCTTAATTCTCTTTGAATTCCTCTTACAGAATCAAACAAAGCGTGATTATTGCCTGACGAACTTCTGTTTTTAATCCAAGTAAAATCAGGCTGAAAACCTACTCCTGTTTTTCCTTGTGAAGTTGTTCCATCTCCTGTATACAAAACAGTATTAAAATAATCTGTAGGCACAATAGTAGGAATACACTGTACTTCGTTATAAAGTGTTTCTACTTCTGTAGCTGTTATTGCTCTGTTGAATATGCGTACTTGGTCTATTTTGCCAATCATATTACTGCTTGTAACAGAATCATCCCCACCAAGTATTGTATTTTGATTTGTAATAATGTTTTCTGTACTATTCCAAGTACTATGAGATGCGCCATCAGCATATAAAGTCCAACCATTAGAGCCATCTTTAACTACAACGACGTGATACCAATTATTAGTAGTTATTACAGGAATATTAGTTGTTGAAAGAGAGTTTGTACTACTTACATTTATTTGAAAGCCTCCCGTAGCAGTAACATTAAAAACAAATCTACCAGTTACGCTACCTGTGTATTGAGAAAAAAGCCATCCAGTAGAAAGAGAATTAAGATTAATCCAAATAGAAATTGAAAAAACACTTGCAGGTAAAACCGCTGAATTTAAATTTACATAACTTGCACCACCATTAAAATACCCTGCATTACCAAACTTACCTGCTACGTTGAAATTAACATTAGTAGCAGTCCCATCATAAGAACCTGTTTCGTCTGTAGCATCAGACATTTTATAATATGCTACACAAGAAGTATCTCCTAATATTTGAACTGTATCTGTTGTACAGGCTGCCCCTGCTCCTGTTGCAGTATTAATAATTCTTTTGCCTAACATATCTTAAATTAAATTATACTAAATCTTCACTTGGGTAATACGCAAACGTATATCTTAAAACGCTCTCTACAGTTTCTAGTGCATCAATAGCATCTACAAATCCGTTAGCCTTTGTAATAATATCCGCTCTTTCGGTAGCAATATCAGTAGGAATATCAATATCTCTTTCTGATTTTCTAATTACATACCAGTCAGTTGGTTTTAGTAACCTTCCTGCTTCTTCGTTTACCTCTTTCTTTTTACCTGACTTTAATTCGTCAATCTTGTAAGTGCTTTCAGTAGTTACGTCATAAGTTGGTTCTCCATCACTATCTAATACTGCTTCTCCATCTTCATCTACAATAGGTGTTTGTACCTCGTAAGTAGAAGCAAAGTCAATATCAATTACAGGATAAGTAAATACTTCGTTTTCGCTATCAAACTCAATAGAACCTAGTCTTTGACTAATACTATCGTAGCTTGGCTTAACAACATCATAATATCCATAACCCTTTAGCTCTTCAGTAGATAGTTTGTTGAAGTTGACTATTGTGGTGTCGTTTATAACGTGGTTCTTAGGGAGCCTTCTATAAGTTGAAATGTGTCCGTTGAAATCTTTTGCTTTCATAATTTATTATTATTCTTGTGAAATTGAGTACCAGAATGAAGAAGAGGATTGTGCTACAATCTGAATAAAATTGTCTACGTTTTCTACAAAACTTCCAGCTATTAACTTACCGCCAGTAATTGAGAAGCTACCAGTTCCTGATAAGATAAGGTCTTTTGTCATACCTATATCTGCACCAGTAATAGTATAAGCAACCGTTCCTGAATTTGTTCTTGTAAATATTTGATGTGAATCAAAAGCTAAAGCAGTTCCAGTTCCTGAATCAAGAGTAGAGAATTGAGCTCCTAGTTTAGCGTAGGTAACTCCATCATTTGCAAGTTTATCAGTTGTAACCCCTAAGTCTTTTATTTGTGCAGCATCACCACTAACTTCTATAGTTGAATCGTCTACACTTAAATTCAAAGTGACAGCTCCTGCTGTGCCTCCTCCAGAAAGACCATCACCTGCTGTTACAGCAGTAATATCTCCTTCAACTCCTGCAACCCAAGTAAAGCTGCCATCTCCATCAGAAGATAGGAGGTATCCTGGTGTACCGTTATCTGCTACATTTAATTGCGTTGCTCCAATCCCATTATCTGCGATTGATAAAGTAACCGAAGTATCTGCTACGCTAGTTTTTTCTAAAGGTGCTGTTGCTGTTATATTAGCTCCTTCATAAACTTCATTTGTGTTAGAAACTACCGCAGTAAACGCATCAAAGAGAGTATCTCCATTACCCTGATCAGCAGCTCCAATAGCTATATTTTGTTTTCCCATTTCTTATTTCTTTATATTTGTGTTCTATCTGTTGTGTATAATGTTGTGTCTGTTCTATAAGCTGTTGTATCAACTGTAAAAGCATCCACAAGTGTCCAACAAGTAGGTGCAGAAAAATCAGGAATGTAGTTTGTACTCCAATCTTCATCAGCTCCCCAAGAAGAGTCGACTTCCATCTCACAATATACTTTTCCCCAATTTATATTATTAGCCATATTATTTCTTTACAGGTTCGCTATTTACCTTTTTTAAATAACTGTTTAATTTGATTTCGTTTTCTTTTTTAGGCTTATAACCCTTTTTCTTTCTGTTTACTACAATACCCATCCAGTAAAGTTTATATCCCTGTGTGGATACATACCATCATCTTGGTTTGTTGTAAATTCAGGGAATAGATTACTATTGAAATTCATATAATCCATAAACCTTTGAGTATAGAACTCAGCAGTTTCTGTTGCGTGTTCTGTAAGTGTAATTATTTCATCTTTATCTACAGATACAGCATTCTCTGAGTTATGCTTATAGATACCTCCATTTGATATCTGATATGCTGCATAAGGAATATAAGCAGCTTGACTATACCAGATAAGCATAGGCTTAATATAGTCATTAACCAAAGTTAGATAGTTTCCACTTAGAGTATTTGCAATAATATCAGCTTGTAATCTGTTATATAGAGCAGTTCCTAAATACTGTTGAATATTTGTATCTTGTGCTACTTCAACAAACTGTATCAGTTTATCAGCATCAATATTGCCATCAAATATTGACTTTCTTTTAAGCTCTTTTAATGTTATAAATAATGCCTTCATATTATTCTTCTTCTGTAATTTCTATTGGTTCTGCATCTACCTCAAAATCCAATATTTCTTCCTCAGAAAGCTCAACTTTGTCAGAAGATAACTTCTCACCAGTCTCTTCTTCTCTCTTGATCTTAGTAGCGATATTGTCTAGTTCAGTAAATTCAATCGGTTGAAGTGTCGTAAAGTATAAATCAAGCATAATACCGTTAAAGGAAAGTAATTCCTTAAAAGCATCTATTAAAAGTGCTTGGAATGGTCTAATAACTATATTATCCATAAGAATAGAAGCGGTTCTAAGTTCCTCCGCATTATTCCCAAATCCTGTATTATCTTTAATACCTAAAAGGATAGGTGATACGACTCCGTGTCCTATCATAATTTTCTCTCTACTCTCTGTGGCTAAAAATTCGTATTGAGCGTGAGCATCAGGTAAGTGAATAGGTTCTACAGTAGATTGACTATCTGAATCCTCGTTAAAGGCCAATATAAATCTACCAGCGTTTGAAGAACCACTGAATTTATCATAAATCTTTCTCTCTATAATTTCTTGAATCTCATCAGTAGGGATTCCATTATTAAAGTTCAACAATAAAGAAGGCTGTAAACCGTTCTTAATATTGTTTAAGTGATAGTTAGACACCTCTTCCTCCAAAGAACAGTACTGTAAACATCCTTGGTAATCAACAGGGCTGTAGTAGTAAAATCCTGTTCTGTAAGGCTTCACACAATATATTTCTATATTTTCACCTTTAGTTCCGTTCCTATAAGAAGGTATTCTTTTAGGTTTATCACTAGGCTTTATATTTATCCAATCTGGGTGATAGTAATAACCTTGAACCTTACCGTCCTTAGCTTTTTCAGCTCTTAGGGTTTCCATAGGAAAGTGATACAATCCTGATATCTCTTTCTTACCCTTTTTATATACAACCTGAATAGCAGCTTGACCCAATATCTTTAGGTCGTTAACCATTCTTCTAACGTCTTTAGGAGCTAGGATAGCTTGCATCTTTCCAAACATCTCAGGCTTCTCTGTAGAGTCTGTTGCGTTTAAACCTCTACCGTAAATCATATCTACGATACCGTTAATACATCTTGAGTTTGTTGGGCTACCTAAATACTTTTCAATAAGCTCTGCAAAGTAGTCATTATCGTCACCATATTCTACCCAATCGTAACGCTTACTTTCAGTTACGCTAGGCACTTCATATCCTGATAAATTCAAGACTCTAAGACTAGAATCGTAAGATTTCTTAGGAGTATCAACTGGTCGATTTCTTTTTATATTTTTTCTGCTCATATAATTATATATTGTTGCTCTTCCGTTTCAGAATCGAACTGCTCGTAATCTCCTGTGTTTAAAGTGTGAGATACAGTGTCGTTAGTTTGTGAAGTGCAATATATTTTGTCTCTATACAATAAAGTTGCTCCTTGCTTTAGCTCTATAGAATAAGAACTTTCATCAGTAAGAATACTAAATGTACATTCTATATCTAAAAAGTTACCATTAATGATTGAAGTCAAATCTGTTAACGTCTCATTCTTTTTAGTTCCATCTTCTTTAATCACTAACTGTAAATCACTAGCTTCTATATATTCTCTAGGGATAATGCTTAGTGTTTGAGGATCTGTATTTGGTAATAACCTTATCATATAATTATAACTAAATAACCTTATTTCTGTTCACAAAAAAAGGGTAGCATTTCTGCCACCCCTTAATTATCAAAATGAAATTGTATTAAGAGTTTGTTCCTTCTACAATAGTTGCTGTTGCGCTAGTCATTCCTGCGAAAGGATCAGCAGCAGTTGGGCCAGATACAAAGTTAGCAGGCTTTACTTCCATACCAGTAAGGGTAAGTGTGTAACCACTTAAATCTCCCATAGCAGCTCCAGTGACAATAGTTCCACCAGATACATCAGCTCCATTTTCAAGACCCATTAAAAACACATTACCGTTGTAATCTTCAACAGCAACGTGAGGATGTCCGTAAGCCAAGAGTTTTATCTCCTTATGATCTTCCTTAGACAACTTCTTTAGGGTAAGGTTTAATGTTTGCTCAAAGAATGTTGTTCCATTCTCTCTTGAGGAATTAACAGCTTGTTCGAAGCTACTATTTCCTTTTAATTCATATTTGTAAGCAGAAAAAGTTCCTGTCATATCGGTAATCTCATCATCTGTTTGAGTTACTGTTCCTAAGTCTGAATAGTCAACAAAGTAAACAGCTTTAAGACCACCAACTACGTCTTTACAAGGTTCTTTTCTACCTTTTGTTAAATCACAAGCCATATTATTATTGTATTAAAAAAGGGTAGGTAGGCTTTTCGGCTTACCCACCCCTTTAAGTTAATTAATTGTTTCTACTAGATTCCGTAAGATACGATATCTCCTACGATTCCGTACTGTACACCTGCAGTAAATCTCATTACAACTCTTACGTTTTGAGATCCATCTAAGTCAGCCATATCGATTACTTTTACTTGGTTGTAGTCAGATAATAGACCTGTACCAAAGTATAAGTTAGATTTTTCAGCAGCAATTGCAGTGTTATCAGCAAGTCCGTTTGCAACAAAGATTTTAACTCCGTCAAAAGTTAAACTTCCGTTGTTCCACCACTGAGTTCCCATAGCGTTTGTACCTGCAGCTCCTAAACCAGAAGTTCCGAATCCACCTAAAGCTCTTACATAAGCTCTAGCGATATTTTGAGATACATAAAGGTTTAAATCTTCACTTCCGTAGATAGTAGAAGGAATAGCATCAACGATACTTCCTAATTGTGCAATTACGTTTGCAGCATCTACAGTAGTACCTGTAATTTTAGAGGCACCTGTGTGAGCAACATCTGC